TGGAATATGCTTATGCAAAGACAACAGATGCATATGCTGCAACAATTCTAGGCAACTCATGCTCATTGGCAGCAGTAGCACAGGACAACACAGCAGCAGGATTGCTAGGTTATACCTCAGCAGCAGCAGCTTCAGTTTATTCTGGCTCACTTGGATTTGCTCGTAACTTAATTGTTAATAGCACACAATGGGGCAACATCATGGGCTACAACGACAGCGGTCGCCCAATCTACAACGCATCACAACCACAAAACGCAGGAGGAGCAGTTTCTGCTCAATCGCTTCGTGGAAATGTTGCTGGCTTGGATCTTTATGTTTCTCGCTCACTTGATGGATACACAACTGGAGATCAATCAATGATCGTAGTAAATCCAGATGCATTCACATGGTATGAGAGCCCACGCTTACAACTTCGTTCAGACATCACAGCAACTGGTCAAGTATCTGTTGCTTACTATGGCTACGGCGCATTAGCAGTTAAAATTGCTGGTGGCGCAGTTTGGTTCAACAAGAACTAATCAAGCCCTTAATGCCTACTGGTGCTCCCGCTGGTAGGCAGCTAAAAATGGGAGTCTAAGAGAGGAATTTATGCCAACAATTATTACCGCGACCCAGTTGCGTTCTGTATTGGGTGTAAGTTCCTCTCTTTATGATGACACTTATCTAAATCAAATAATAGACACGGCTGAATCGGTCATCCTGCCAATGCTAGTTACATTCAAAAGCCCAATTGATAAAGTGTCGCTGACTGATAATGTCGCCACTTTTACTACACTAGGAATTCATGAATTTACAGAAGGACAATCAGTTGTCATCACAGGATGCGGATCACCATATAACGGAACAAGAACAATACTTGCAGACAATCTTGGCGCATATACCTTTTCAGCTACAATCACAAATGCTGACATCAATGAAGCAAATGTTATTCCAAGTGGAGTTGCCACTTTATCTGGAGCATCAACTTATGTTGGAAACGCAGCTGTTCAATCAGCAGTTTATACAGTTTCAGTCGAAGTTTTCCAAGCAAGACTCGCAGGTGGAGGACAAATTGAAGGAGTAGATTTCCAACCTACACCTTTCAGAATGGGTCGTTCATTATTTAATAAATGCGTAGGTTTATTGGGTAGTTATATGGATACTGAAAGCATGGCTCAATAGTGCCTAATGAAACAATCCTTCAACAGATCCGCACGCCTTTAGCAACTGCCTTATCTAGCGTTGCAGGAAATGTTTATGCTTTTGTGCCTGAAACAGTTATTCCTCCAGCAGTAGTAGTTGTTCCTGATTCACCATATTTAGAATTTGAAACAATAAACAAAAGCAACATCAGAGCAAAAGTTAATTTTACTATTTCAGTTGCAGTTGCTTATAACAGCAATCCTGCATCGCTCGACAATATCGAGCAATTAATAATCAGCGTTCTGGCAGTTATTCCTGGTGGATATATTGTCAGCTCGGTCGAAAGACCAACAGTTACCACAGTCGGAGCATCGACTTTGCTTATCGCAGATGTTCGAGTATCTACCTACTACACACGCACAGTCTAAGGAGAAATAATCATGGCAACAGTAGTAATCACTGGTCGCGATATTTCGTTGTCTTTCACAGGTGGAACAGACATCGAAGCGCAAGCAACCAGCGCAGTTTTAACAAAGGTCAATGAGCGTCAGGAATACCAGACACTTGATGGCACAGCTTATAAGACGACAAACATTTCAGGAACATTTGCACTATCAATGTTGGCTGATTGGGGTAAGGCAAATTCAGTTTGTGAAGCCCTATGGACAGCAGCAGAAACTGCTCCAGATACAGACATCACAATTACTCTTACAGCTGCAACTGGGGCACAATTTCAATTCCCAGTAAAGCCAGAGTTTCCAACAGCCGGTGGATCAGGAATTGATGCACAAACTGTTGATTTTGAATTTACAGTTTCAGGTGGAGCAGTAACAGAAACATTTAGTTAAGAAATAGAAACGGGAGCAAAAAATGAAGTTACCAATTACAATTGAATATAACTCAGGCGAGCAAGCCACTTATGTAGCCCAACCGCCTGAGTGGGCAAAGTGGGAAAAGACAACTGGTCATACCATAAGCCAAGCAAAAGAAAAACTTGGCATGTGGGATCTAATGTTTTTGGCTTATAACGCACATAAGCGAGAAGCAGCAGGAAAGCCAGTAAAAGGATTCGAAGTATGGATGGAAACAGTTGCCGATGTAATTGTCGGTGATGCAGACCCAAAAGTCATCCAGCAGGAAGCCTAAGCAGATTATTGGTTGAGTTGGCAATAGCCACACAAATACCAATGAGCGAATGGGTTGATTCAGACGACATTTTGACAGCGATAGAAGTATTGGAGCAGAGGTATGGCAAATGAAACAATCGCCTACAATAAAAAAGACCTGCGCGATATTTATAAGGCTTTTAAACTTATGGATGAACAAGCTACTGATGAAGCACGCCGTCAATCTGCTGCTCTGGCGTATTTTGCATCTGAGGAAATTAAACAAGCAGCTAGAGGTCGAACAAAGGCTGGCGCGGTTGCGCAAAGAGTCGCGGATGGCGTTAGCATCTCTAAATCGAGCAAAATCGGTGAGTTCCGCTATGGTTTTGCCAGACAAAAATTTTCAGGTGGTGCTACTACGCAAACCCTATGGGGTGGTGTTGAGTTTGGTTCAAATAAATTCAAACAGTTCCCTACATATTCTGGGCGGTCAGGTCGTGGATCTCGCGGATGGTTCATTTATCCAACCCTTCGCAGAATTCAGCCTGAATTGATTAACAAGTGGGAAGAAAGTTTTACTCGCATTATTAAGGAATGGGTCTAATGGCAACCGGTAATCGCACATTAAAGTTATCAATCCTTGCTGATGTTGATGACTTAAAAAAGAAGTTAGGCGAAGCTGATAAAGCCGTTGAAACTAACTCAAGCAAAATTGGTGAGTTTGGAAAGAAGGCTGCTGCTGCATTTGCGGTCGCTGCTGCTGCTGCCGTTGCCTATGCTGGCAAATTAGCCGTTGATGGGGTCAGGGCTGCAATAGAGGATGAGCAGGCACAGTTAAGGTTAGCCAATGCTTTAAGACAGGCCACAGGGGCTACTGATGCCCAAATAAAGTCAACTGAGGACATGATCCTAAAGACATCCTTAGCCACAGGTGTTGCTGATGACAAACTTCGTCCAGCCATGCAGAGATTGGCAGTATCCACAAAATCTACTGAGGAAGCCCAAAAGTTATTAACCCTTGCTTTAGATATTAGTGCTGCATCAGGTAAAGATTTAGAAACAGTTGCAAATGCTTTAGGTCGTGCTCAAGATGGTAATCAAGCAGCACTTGGTAGATTAGGTCTTGGATTATCTAAGGCTGAACTTGCAACATTATCTTTCACCGAAGTTCAAGCCAAATTAGCAGAATTATATGGTGGCGCAGCAGCTACAAATGCTGAAACCTTTCAAGGAAAAATTGATCGCTTAAAAGTAGGATTTGATGAAGCAAAGGAAAGTTTAGGCGTTGCTTTATTGCCAGCAGTTGAGCAATTTATTACATTCTTAAACGATCAGGGCATTCCCACCCTTAATGCTTTTATTGCAGGATTAACTGGTGATGAAGGATTAAGTGCCAGCCTTACCGAAACTCAAAGAGGTGCTGAAAGTTTTGGAAAAGCAATTGGCGTAGTAAGTGGAATTATTTCAGGATTTATTACATTCTTGCGAGAAGCAATTGGATTAGTCGTATCACTTGCAAATGAACTTATAAGGGTAGTTAATGTGATTCCGGGCGTGAACATCGGGTCAATACCAAACCCTGCTCCATCAGCTGCTAGATCATCATTGCCATCAGTTCCAAGCAGACCTAGTGGCGGTTATACAACAGGTCAAGGTGTTACAAACATTACAGTTAATGCTATTGATGGGGAAGGTGCTGCAAGAGCTGTGGCTAAGGTTGTTAATGACAGCGCAGCAAGATCAAATCCATATCTATCCCGCGCAGCTGTAAAGTAGGAAACAATGACTGCATGGTCGCCCGATTGGAAACTCACAGTTGCAGGTGTTGATTACACCGACATAGCAATTAGCGACATTCAACATGAGGCTGGTCGAACAGATATTTACCAGCAACCAAATCCATCTTATTTGCAAATAACATTTGTGGCATTAACTGGTCAAACGTTGCCATTTGATATTAACGACAGTTTAAGTCTGCAAGTCAAGGACACATCAGCTGCTTATGTGAATATATTTGGTGGCGACATAACTGATATTACAGTCAGCGTTGGCGCAACTGGATCAATTGCAACTGTTATTCAATACACAGTCCTTGCAATGGGATCACTTGTTAAGTTAGCAAAAGAATTATATTCAGGAACAATTTCTCAAGATGAAGATGGCAATCAGATTTATGACTTATTGTCTAGCGTATTACTTGGCACTTGGAATGATGTGCCAGCAGCTACAACTTGGTCAGGATATGATGCAACAGAAACATGGGCTAATGCGTTAAATTTAGGACTTGGTGAGATTGATACTCCGGGCTTATACACTATGGAAAACAGAGCAGCCGAAACAGATACCATTTACAACATTGCAAGCCTTATTGCTAACTCAGCATTTGGATATTTATATGAGGACAATGAAGGAAACATTGGGTATGCAGATGCAGACCACAGGCAAAATTATTTGCTAACTAACGGGTATGTTGATTTAAGTGCCAATCATGCATTAGGTCAAGGACTAAGCACAATTACTCGATCAGGCGATATTCGAAATGATATCTACATAAACTATGGCAACAATTTTGGCTCACAGGAAACTGCAACCTCAGCAACTTCAATTGCAACTTATGGCTACAAAGCCGAAAGCATAAACTCGGTGCTCCATTCAGCTGTGGATGCTCAAGCTGTGGCAGATCGGTATATTGCCCAACGAGCCTTTCCACAACCAGCATTTCAAAGCATTACCTTTCCAATCACAAATCCAGAGATTGACAATAGTGATCGGGATAATCTGCTTGGCGTATTTATGGGGCAACCGCTTAACCTGCAAAATCTACCGGCACAGATTTCAGGCGGTGAGTTTGAAGGATATGTTGAAGGCTGGTCATGGAGCACTAGGTTTAACGAATTATTCCTGACAATCAACTTGTCGCCTGTGGCTTATAGCCAAGTGGCGATGCGTTGGAATACCACGCCAATAACAGAGGCATGGAACACTTTAAGCCCAATATTAACTTGGGAATACGCTACAATAGTCGCATGAGGATAGGATAAAATGGCAACCACTACCAATTATAGCTGGACTACTCCAGATGACACCGCGCTAGTGAAAGATGGCGCATCTGCAATTCGCACACTTGGTTCATCTGTTGACACAACTGTTAAAAACCTTAACCCTGAAACAACTCTTGGCGATCTTGCTTATCGATCATCAACTGCAAATGTTAAAACTAGATTAGGACTTGGAACTGCTGGGCAATTTTTGGCAGTAAATTCTGGTGCAACTGCTCCTGAGTGGCAAACCTTAAATGCTGGTGGAATGACTTTGATTTCAACAACTACTTTATCAGGCGCAACAACAACTCTTTCTTCAATCCCACAAACCTATAATTCGCTTTATCTTGTAGTTACGGGGGTAACTTACAATACAAGCAATAAAGGTTTTAGGCTTTCACCAAATGATGTTACAAATTTAAGTAATTGGCTTGGTGTTAGAACAACAGAAGTAGCAAGCGGTGCTGATCAAACAATGTATTTATCAAGTGGCACAGATACGCTTAGAACAGATGCAGATAATATATGGACAATACGAATAGATAACTACACTTCATCAACTCGTTACAAAACTTTCAACTGGGTTGGTAGTTTTCTCAACACAGCATCAGCAAGAATTGTTAATTTTATCGGTGGCGTTTTTAGATCCAATACCGCAATAACTTCTCTAGTTTTTGATGTAGAAAGAACAAACACTTTTGCAACTGGCACAGTTCTACTTTACGGAGTTAAATAATGACTAAATCAACCCGACCAACAGTTCGTATTCATAATGTTGAAACCGATGAGGTTATTGACAGAGAAATGAATGATGTTGAGTTTGCTAACTATCAAGCAGATCAAGCAGCACAAGCAATTGTGAAAGCCGAAGCACAAGCAAAAGCAACTGCTAAGGCAGCAATCCTTGATCGCATTGGTTTAACTGCTGATGAACTTAAAACGATACTTGGCTAATGAAGGCTTGGTTATCTAAAGCTGCTGTTCAGTTAAGAGAGCAAACTGATGACTGCTTCCCTGATCGCAAGCGTGCCAGCGATGGGTGGATTGGTGATGCTCGTCATTCAGCCAGAGTATCTGACCATAACCCAAACGAACAGGGTGAGGTTTGTGCCATTGACATTGACGCTCGCCTTTCTGACCAAGAAGGAGTTAGTTTCGATCTGGCAGATCAAATTCGACAGGCAGCAAAAACTGATAAGCGCATTCTGTATGTAATCCATGCTGGCAAAATTGCTAGTCCTAAATTGCTTTGGCGTTGGAGAAAATACACCGGAATCAATCCACATCACAAACATATTCATATTTCATTCAAATCAAATCAACCGGGCGATTTCTTTAACATCCCACTACTGAAAGGCAATTAATGAAACTAACCAAAAAACACAAAGCAGCAATTAAGTCATATTTAAGAGCTGTGGCAGCTAGTGGAATAACAGTTGCTTTAGCAATCGTGGCTGACATTCATCCAGCCTATGCAACATTACTTGGTGCTGTAGTTGCTCCAGTAGCAAAAGCATTAGATCCAAAATCAGGGAATGAAGCAGATTATGGCCTTAGCGAAAAATGACACCGAACGAATTAGTCGCATTTGGCGTTGGCGTTTGCAGTATCGCGACCGCTTTATTGCTGGCTCTACGATGGGTTATTAAAAGTTTCCTAAGTGAACTTAAGCCTAATGGTGGCAGTTCTATGAAGGATCAATTAAATCGACTTGAAAAGCGTGTCGATGATCTATTTACAATAATTAGCAAGTCATAATTTAATCATGGCGAACACACGGAAACACACTAAACGAAAAAAAGTAAACCGGAGAGTAGTTCGCCACACTCCTGAACCATTAAGTAAATTAGATCAATTCTATATTGCAAAGCATGAAATGTTTAGAGCTGCACGCAAGGCTGGATTTAATGAATCCTGTGCGCTTTACCTAATGGATAATCCTGAATCAATGCCTGACTGGATAGTAGGCGATAAAGGAATAATCCCAACTATTCCAACTCCAGATGAGGATGACGATTAAGCGATACTTAGTAATAAGTGATTTGCAAATTCCATACCACCATGAAGCAGCTGTAAAGAATGTCATTAAACTGGCAAGGCGTGAAAAGTTTGACAGCGTTTTATGCGTTGGCGATGAGATCGACTTTCAAACCATTTCTCGATGGGCTGAGAAAACACCTTTGGCTTATCAACAGACCCTTGATGCAGATCGTAAAGCTACTCAAGACATTCTTTGGGCATTAACTGAAAATGCTAAAGAATCTCATATTGTCAGATCAAATCACACAGATCGCTTATACAACACACTTTTAAAAGTGCCGGGCTTAATTAGCCTACCTGAATTGCAATATGCGAAGTTTATGGATTTTGAAAATTTAGGTATTACTTTCCATAAGACATTTTATGAATTTGAAAAAGGCTGGGTGTTGGCTCATGGAGATGAAGGTAATGCCAACCCAAATGCTGGAATGACTGCATTGAACCTAAGTCGCAAAACGGGCAAATCTTGCGTTATTGGACACACGCATCGTTTAGGCATGAGTGCCTATTCTGAGGGCATAGGAGGCCATTACAGGCCTTTATATGGCATTGAAGTAGGAAACCTTATGAATAAGGCAAAAGCCTCTTATACGCGAACTGTGGCCAATTGGCAGATGGGTATCGCTATCCTTGAATGGAATGGTAAAAACATGACTCCAACCCTTATTCCGATTAATAAAGATGGCTCATTTACAGCTTTAGGAAAGAGTTATGGGGCGTGAAACCGATTATCGGGATAGGACGATTGATGACCATATCGACGACTTTGAGGATATTGGCGTTATCTAATCGTTATAAAACACGCGCTAAGAAGTTATTGCGCTGTCGGTAAATCCAGTCATACTAATCCCAACGCAAACAAATGTTTTGCGGAACGGGAGCAATAATGGAAATACTAGGCATGTGGTTATTAATTGCCGGAAGCATGGCAGTTGCATGGTGGCTAATAAAGCACACAAATAATGAACACTACGAAAATGGGTATTGGTCTGGCCGTCAGGATGGGTGGCGTGCTAGTTTAGAACACCAAGAGC